TCATTTCCGTTCCATTAAAACACTTATCAACCTTTCCTTTTCTGCAAGAAGTTCCTCTAAATGTTTCACTTTTTCTTGCAAAACAGCAATATCCATGTTGCCATTCACCACATCCCCATGGATTGAAGCCGGTGAGAAATCACCATGAGTTAAAACTTGCTCAACTTTTGCTGTCTCTTCCCCTGTGAGAAGCCAACGAGCGTCCACATTAAGTACATTGACGATTTTAGCAATCATATCAACGGAAGGTTTAGACGCTCTTTGCTTTCCTAAATAATTAGATATACTTGTTGGCACGATTCCAATGGCTTTTGCAAAAGCAGCTTTATTGCCATCAAATTTTTCATTGACAATCCATTGCAGCCTGTCGTTTATGGTCTCCATGTTTTAATAATAGTTAATTTACTTGTTAAATCAGTATATTTACTCTTATAATCAAGTAGATTGATTATCTTTGCAGCATAAAGTTAAACAATAAACCATAAACCTCAAAGAAAATGGCAGAAAATCAAGTAAAAGTACGTCCAGCTTTAACGGATTTGAAAGTAGGCGGAGAGATTACTTTCCCCATAGCGAAAACCAAGAGTGTGCGTGCCCAGGCGTCTGACCTCGGGTTAATTCTCGACCGCAAGTATCAAACAGAGACAGATCGCGAAAAACGTACAATAACAGTAACCCGATTAAAATAATCCATAAATAGCAAAGAAGTAATGAGAAGTATACTAGAATCACTAAGAGATAAAGTTGAGAATGGTTCAATAACAATCAGAGAAGCGGCAATTGCACTACATAAAGCCGGTTGGACAAACTTCATCGACATAAATGCAACCAATGCATTGCTTTTCAATCGTGAAAGAAATCACTAGATAAATACAATGTGTACGTAAAAAATTAAATTATGAATTTCAACAGAGTCACTAAACAAATCGTCGTTTTTGTAGCAGGCTTCATCATGTTCCTCTGCTTACTTGGTATAGCAGGTACCACTGATCGTACAGAACAAATAGTTTATGCTATGCCACAAGAGGCATACGAGGCTATATATCTGAAACTCGGTAATGGATGCACCGACCGCCAAATAGCCGATGAATATATGGCCAATAAACAATATTACGATGCATTGTCACAATAATCAAAGAAAGTAACACTCTATGTTCACACTTGATTTCACAGATAAATCTGTCACTTATGACACATTCATCCACGATGTTGCTACATCAGTGGTTCGAATGCTTGCTGACACACGCAACGATCCCGAAATGGTTAGCCAGCGACAAGCATACGCAATGTTCGGTCGCGGCAATGTGGATAGATGGCGCAAGCAGGGTAAGATAAATCCCTGTAAGCGCCCGGGCAAAGTTGAATATCGCACAGTAGAGTTACGCGTCCTTCAACAAAAACAACAAGACTATTTCAAATGACAACCAGATCCGATAGTGTAGGAAGCACATCAATAGAAAGTAGTAGTTCAAATCTGCTTCGGATCACAAAAGCAAACTGTATTATAAACCTTTTAAATTTTTAATTATGAGCAATGCTATTTCATTGGCTAAAGAGTTGCAAGAAATGAAAGCAACCGAAGTAATACGTAACGAACGTGTACGTAGCCAGTTTATCAGCGTGTATAATTCCATTTGGAAAGAAGGCGGAGAAAACGTCTATGAACGTGAAGCTATTTACTTCAACCAGCAGTTACGCGACAAAGATGAGTTGCGCTTATGCTCCGGAACATCTATCTTCTATGCGTTTATCGACCTTGCTGTCAAAGGTATCACATTGGCTCCTGGTGCGCAAGCACTGTGTTATCTTCTTACCCGTAACTGCAAAGTGGGAGTTGATTCAAACGGCAAAGAAGTTTGGGAAAAAGTATGCAGTCTCGCTATCTCCGGATATGGAGAGCTGGCACTGCGTGCAAAAGTTGGACAGATACGCCATGCCGACAATCCAGTTATTGTCTATGACGGAGATAGTTTTGAATATGGAGAGAAGAACGGAGTGAAGATTGTCAATTATATGTCTGCATTTCCTCGCAAAAGCGACCGTATTGTTGCTTGCTTTGTCAAAATCACACGTGCAGATGGGTCAATTGACTATTCTGTTATGACAGAAACCGACTGGAAACGGTTACAAGGTTATTCAGAGAAACAAAATTCCTATAAAGACCGCCGCACCGGAGAAACTGTAGTGAAAAGCAATGCACTCTACAATATCAATGGGCAGATTGATACCGGCTTCCTCATTGCCAAATGCATCAAACACGCTTTCAAGACTTATCCTAAAATCAATATCGGTAAAGGTTCCGTCATGGAATCCGACATCATTGATACCCCGCAAGGAGGTTTCGATCCTTACAGTGGAATCGATACCACACAACCCGAACCACAAGAAAAGCAAGAAGAGCAACATTTCGCGCCTCAACCTGATATGTCGGCAGGGGTAACTATTGACCCAGCAAGTCAAGGAGATAACGATGATACTTTCTAACCTTAATACATTGTACATATGCTTACAGAATTAGCAATCATCAAACAGGAAAATATACAGACCATAGTGTCTGCTGCTCCACAATCATATAATGACAATAAACTGTCATGTGAAAGATGTATCAGTGCCGGGCAATCCATACTCAATGCCATTACAACTAATGATGGAATGACTGACGAACTTGATAAAGAGGCAGCTCTTTTCATCGAAAAAGCACGTAAAACAGTCAAGAAGATGAACGAGAAACGTTCGCCTGTCACAAAACTTTTTGATGACATCCGTCGAGAGTTTACGGTAATAGAGAATGCTATTGACCCCACCAAAGTTGATACTATCCCCTATAAACTCCAACAATACCGTAACCAATATGCAGCAAAGAAACGTGCCGAAGAAGAAAAACGCCGTCAGGAAGAGTACAAACGTCAACAAGCGGAACAAGCCCGTGTAAAATTGAGACAAGACATTGAAAGGGATTTTAAGGCACAATTCCAAACATATCTCAATCAATCCATCAATTGGCTCACTACAAAGGATAACAGTGTTACGCTCGAGAACTATAACACAGTGTACAGCGAAATAAAAAACTTTTCGGCTTCTCTTCCTGCTGACTGGTTACATAATCTCCATACTCTCATCCGCATACCTGGCAATGTTTCGGTAGACGAGCTTCGACAATTTGAAACTGACATAAAGGAACGCCTTGGTAAGCAATTTAGCGACCAATACACTGCAGAAATCCAAGACAACAAGGATTTCATTCTTGACCGTCTGCCCTCAAAGAAAGCAAACCTCGAACGCATGGCACAAGCTGATGCGGCCGAAGCTGCACGTGTCAAAGCTGAAATAGAAGAACGCCAACGCAAGGAAGCCGAAGCGCGAGAGGCAGAACGTAAACGCAAAGAAGAGGAAGAAAAGCAAAAGGCGGAAATGGCACGCCAGCAAGCTGAAATGAACGGATTATTTTCTGAACAGGCTTCTATGCAGAATTATCAGCCCAAAGTAAAAGTCACTCAAAAGATAGAGTTACTTAATCCTGAAGGTATCATGCCAATACTCTCAATGTGGTGGAGTAAAGAAGGGTGCACGCTTTCGGTTGAAGAGTTGAGTAAGTTATTCAAGAAACAAATTACGTTCTGTGAAAAACTGGCTAACAAGGATAGTGTCTATATTGAAAATGAGAGTGTACAATATATTGACGATGTGAAAGCAAAGTAGCCATGAGTCACAACCCCGATACATATTATAGTCGTAGTGAGGTCAGTAACTCTGACCTCACCGAACTGAAAAATATTCTTCATCCTCGAATGCAATTTGGTGATAAAGAAGCTGCATTTCGTTTTGGCTCATTGGTAGATGCAATTATTACCGAACCAGCACGAGTAGACTACTACCGCCTGACAGTAGATGATGAACAATATACCGAAGATGAGTTCCAACATGCACAAGAAATGCAGAAAGCACTTCGCATGGAAGCACGCCGCGATGAGTTCCTTTTTAAAGTGCTTGGTTATGCCGAAACACAGCGTTTCATGGTAAACACACAACAACAATTTACTTATTGTGGTTTCCCCTTTTCGCTTGATACACGATGTAAGTGGGATTGGTGGCTCGGCCTCTTTGGCGGTGATCTTAAAACCACATTTGCCTCAACACAGCAACAGTTTGAAGAAGCGATTGACTTCTTCGATTGGGACAGGAGTCGTGCTTGGTATATGGACATTGCAGGTTCCAACCGTGATTTCATTTATGCTATCAGCAAAAAGAACTGCAAAGTATTCAAGAAGTTCATCAATCGGGATGATAAAGTCTACAACCGTGGACGCGAGAAATATGAAGAATTGGCTTTCCAATACTGGTGTTTAACTCCACAAGACAATTAACAATGGACATATATTGCAAAGTAACTCAATATGGATTAGTTCCTCTGTATAATACAGACCTCGAACTAAAGAAACACTTGAAGATTGGTAATGTAGTCAAGTGTAAGGTAAGCAATCCACGCAATTATGAGCACCACAAAAAGTTTTTCGCTTTGGTACGCCTTACTTTCGACAATTTGCCCCTGCCATTAGTCGAGAAGTGGCACATACATAATGAACAAGATATGCTTCGCCGATTCAAACGTGACCTTGGCTACTTCACTAATACTCTCAATGAATATGGTGAACATGAAATAGAGTATCTCAGTATATCGTTTGCCGCCATGGAACAACACGAATTTGAGAAATTCTATAACCAATGTATTGACCTTGTTCTCAACAAGTACATCAAAGGTCTTGACAAAGATGATTTAATCACAGAAATAGAAGAATTCAAATGAAACCACAGGTAGGACAATATCATTACACTCCACACGGACGAGGATTCCGCATATACCGCTATACAGAGGTAACAGATAGCTTTCAGTCAGCCTCTCCGGTACTTAGTGAGCCAATCTTCTACGATCGTGAGAAAGCAAAGAAACGTGTTTATGAACTTAATGGTTGGAAATACAACAATGAACGGACTCAAACATCATCTGCGCGTTGAACCATACGACTATCAACGTGAAGGTATAGTTTATGGACTGGAACACCGCCGTCTTATTATCGGTGACGAACCGGGATTAGGAAAGACATTGCAAAGTATCGGCATTGTTGATACAGCCAATGCATATCCTTGTCTTGTTATCTGCCCGTCCTCGCTCAAAATCAACTGGCAACGCGAGTTCGAGAAATTCACGGATAAATCTGCGGTCGTTCTTGACAATGCTGTACGTACAACATGGAATTACTTGTTATCTATGGGAGTGCATCAGGTAGCAGTGGTAAATTACGAAAGTTTGCGCAAATATTTTGTTTGGGACATCAAAGCGGAAAGTAAGCAGTTCCGTCTCAAAGATGTTGTATTCTGTCCTCAAATACAGATGTTCAAATCAATCATCATCGACGAAAGCCATCGTGTGAAAGACCCGTCTGCACAGCAAACAATCTTTACCAAAGGTTTGTCTGTTGGCAAGGAATGGATAATACTCCTGTCAGGTACCCCCGTTGTCAACCGTCCGGAGGATTTGATAGCGCAACTTTCTATCATGAACAGATTAAACGACTTTGGCGGTCGCGGAAAATTCATAGCTGACTATTGCACTGACCCGAAAGACAAGGATGCGGAACCGGCTGTACCACTTTCCGAACTATCTCGGCAACTCTATGATACTTGCATGATACGCCGTGAAAAAGCAAAGGTACTTCCCCAGCTACCTGACAAAACACGAGTAGACCTGTATGTCGATATATCCAACAGTGCCGAATACAATCTTGCAGCTTCCGATCTCGCTACATACCTACAAGAATATACAGAATGTACAGATTGGGAAATACGCCGCAAGATGCGTATGGAAGCACTTGTGAAGTTCATGACACTTCGTTCCTTAGCCACCAAAGGGAAAATTGCACAAGCTGTTGACTTTATCAAGACATTCCTTGACAGTGGCAAAAAACTGATTGTGTTCTGCTCGCTTCATGAGATTGTAGATGAACTGCAAAAGGTATTTCCGAAAGCCGTCACAGTTACAGGGCGTGATAGCGCAATAAACAAACAGGCTTCCGTGGATGCTTTCCAGAACAACCCCAATGTGCAACTCATCATCTGTTCCATTAAAGCAGCCGGCGTTGGCCTCACACTCACAGCTTCTTCAAATGTTGCTTTCATTGAACTTGCATGGACATATGCAGATTGCTGTCAATGTGAAGACCGTGCGCACCGTATAGGACAAAAGGACAATGTAACCTGTTATTATCTGCTTGGTCGTGGTACAATCGACCATACGATATATTCCCTTATTCACCGTAAGAAATCCATCGCTTCCGAGATTATGAACTCTGACGATGATATTCCGACCGATGAAATGTATTTCAATGAATTGGTCAAATCATTCTTAACAGCATCGGGATAATGGAAGTATGCAAAACAGACATGCAGAAAATTATCAAATATCTTGATGACGCTGCAATAATGTATGACAATCACCCCGGACAACGTAATGTATGTCGCGCATGGGTAATAAGACAACTAATAAAAAAACTGAATAAAAAATTAGTAGTAACCAGTAAATAAAGTAATATGAGAATCTATTTCGATATAATATTTGTGGTTTTAAATGTCATCCTTTTTGCTTTGAACTTTCATTTTGCCTTAGAATCCAAATCATCTAAGTCATATACGTATGCCATCTTAGGAATGACTTTTGCCATTGCAGCTATCGTCTTACTTCTATCTACCGATTCAAATCAAGAATAAAAATAATATGGCAACACATCAAATAACAATAGCAAAAGCATCCAAGAATGACTTTGAGAAAGTATACAATCTGCTTTCTCCGATGGAGGAACTCTTCAATAATAGGTGGAGTAATGAGGAAAGCTGGACAGAGTGGGATGATGACAACGAGGATAAACTGGAACTTCTTGCCATCCGTAAAGAAATAGCCGAGGAAGAATACTGTGATGAGGATGAAGTGGACAACCGTCTTGTCTTATACGAGTTTATTAAACGCAGAATGAGATTATGCGGATGCAACAACTGGCAGCGCGTTGTTACCGCCGCCGAATGTCTGATTGACACCTTCTGCGATCCGCAAGAGTCTTGTCTTGCCTGGCGCCCGGATTTGAAGCGTGCGATGTATAATACGATGCTGGGTGAATAATAATTTAAAACAATAGGTAATGAACATTGGATTAATAGACGTTGACGGTCATAACTTTCCAAACTTCGCTCTTATGCGTGCCTCTGCATATCATAAGGCAAAAGGCGATCAAGTAGAATGGGCTACTCCTTTCAACAGATATGATAAAGTTCTAGCGAGCAAAGTGTTTACTTTCACTCCAGACTTTAATTATATGACATTACAAGCTGATATTATCGAAAAAGGAGGAACCGGTTATGATATTCATAAGAAGCTTCCATTTGAAATATCTTGTAGCACACTCATGGATTATTCCATTTATCCACAATATCATTTTTCTATTCAGTTCTTTTCAAGAGGCTGTATCCGGAAATGCCCATTTTGTCTGGTTCGGGAAAAAGAGGGCTACATCCGGTCCGTCCACCCTGTAGACCTGAATCCCAAGGGAGAATGGATAGAAGTATTAGACAACAACTTCTTTGCAAACCCGAGATGGAAAGAAGCTATTGACTATCTTATAAAAGCTGGACAAATGGTTAATTTCCATGGTGTTGATGTCAGGATCATGAATGAGGAGCAAGCATTTTACTTGAGTAAGTTGAAATTGAAAAGAAGAATCCACATTGCTTGGGATTTACCGGATATTGACCTTACTGAAAAGCTAAAAGAAGTGACTAAATATATCAAACCTCGTAATTTGTCTTGCTATGTTCTAGTCGGCTTTAACTCAACAATTGAACAAGATATATATCGGTTAAACCGACTTAAGGAGTTGGGAATCTCACCTTTTGTACAACCATACCGAGACTTTAATAATGATCGCAAACCATCATTATACGAAAAGGATATTGCACAGTGGGCTAACAAACATCAAATATTTAAATCTTGTGATTTTGCCGACTTTTCACCACGAAAAGGATTCAAGTGCAAATATTATTTAAAACAATTAGAATAGAAGTAAAATAAAATAGCCCGTAAACACCTTGTAGTAATCAGTAAGTTTGGAATGGAACAGATGGCCAACATCGACAAACATTAAGATACCATCTATCCTCGTTAGTCTTGCTTGCGTTGGCAGTACGAGTTACAAGGTCGAAACAGTAGCAGAGGAAAACCAAATTAACGGGAAATGCGGGCTATTTATAAATAACTAAATAGAGCTATGGATGAATTTTATATGGTATTTGTAGAAGGATGCGCCACTCCTACCTACAAACATGAGAATTTGGAAAGCGCCGAAAATGAAGCGAAAAGACTTGCTACTCTTCTTAAGAAGAAAGCATACGTTTTATGTACAATAAAATCAATTGAAGATACTCAGTACAAAATTGAGGATTGTAGACCTAACGGAAGTGATTTACCATTTTAATAAAAATACAACAATGAAGAAAATTGAAATCGTTGAACACGTCATCAACAATACGACTATTAGTCGTTCACAAGCTATTCAAGCCGTAGATTGCGTTTTTGATGCTATTGAAAATTCTCTTTGTAGAGGTGAGAGTGTTTATATCCGTGGTTTTGCCACAATTAAGGCACACACCTCCAAAAGAAAGAAAGCACGGAATATTAGCAAGGGAACAACAGTTGTTATTCCAGCTCAACGCTCTGCCAAGCTCATCATTAGTAAACAACTTAAAGCTCGAATGAATTTATGATGCACACATGGTTTGAATGTAAAATCCGTTACGAAAGAGTAATGGAAAATGGAATGAACAAGAAAGTTACAGAACCTTATCTTGTCGATGCACTTAGCTTTACAGAGGCCGAAGCACGGATCATCGAAGAAATGACCCCATTTATCTCTAGAGAATTTACTATATCAGACATTAAACGTGCCAACTATAGTGAACTCTTCCCTAGCGACGAAGCGAGTGCCGACCGCTGGTTCAAATGCAAACTATTTTTTATCACACTGGATGATAAAAGCGGTGCGGAAAAAAAGACTTCCACACAAGTATTGGTACAGGCTGCCGACTTACGTGACGCAGTGAAGAAACTGGACGAAGGCATGAAGGGAACAATGGCAGATTATCAAATTGCATCTGTTTCCGAAACCGCTATCATGGATGTTTACCCGTATTCTAACGAAGAATCCATTACAGATACCATCAGCGAAAATGCCAACTCTCCTATTGTACGCAATTTCATTCAATCACTTCCTGAAGGTTGTAAGACAACAATAACAGTTGGAGGAAAGAAAGTCGTAGTCGACAAAACAGGAAAGGACACTATTGTTACACCTAAAAATGAAAACAGCCATGACGTTGGAAGAGATGCTCTCAAAGGAAAGAAAACAAAAAAAGAAGCAAAAACATAACGATGAAGAGCACCGCATACAATGCGCTTGTGTAAAGTACTTCAATTTGAAGTACCCGAAGTTGAAAGGTCGACTATTCGCCGTACCAAATGGTGGTAGACGTGATGCTGTAACAGCATCAAAACTTAAAGCCGAGGGTGTAATAGCCGGTGTATCCGACCTAATCCTATTGAAAAGCAATCGTGATTACGGTGCGCTACTCATTGAAATGAAAAAGAAAGGTGGCTATCAATCCCCATCGCAAAAACAATGGCAAAAGATGATCTGTGAAAACAGAGAATACAAATATGTTGTATGCCATTCGCTAGATGATTTCATTCGTGAGGTGGATGAGTTTCTAAAAAATGCAGAATTATGGGACGAAATGTAAAAAAAGGGCTCGACTATTTTCCTTTTGATGTTGACTTTTTTCAGGACATAAAAATAAGGAAACTGATCAAGTACCAGCGTGGCAAGGCTGTCACTGTATATGCTCTCCTGCTTTGTCTTATCTATAAGAATGGGTATTACATGTTGTGGGACGAAGAGTTGCCCTTCATATTATCGGAACAAACCGGTTTTGAAGAAGCGTATATACAGGAGGTCGTCAAATGTTGCCTGGCACTAGGGTTGTTTTCTAAAGAACTCTTTGATAAGGAAAAAGTTCTCACTTCAATCGGAATACAAGAACGCTATAAACGAATATGTGATGATTGCAGAAGAAAGTGTGAATTTTCAGAGTTTAACCTTATTTCTTCCGAAGATAAACGCATTTCTTCCGAAGAAAAGCCCAAAAACTCCGCAGAAAGTACACAAATAAAAGAAAAGGAAATAAAAGAAAAGAAAATACCTCCTCAAACTCCCCCTAACGGGGTCGTTTCGTCGGACAGAGGAGGAAGAATAACTTCGTCTCCTTTTTCTGAAAAATATTTTGATATTAAGGCAGAATTGCGTGGTAAACCGGGTATAACAGAAAATGACGTATGGGAAGCTATGCGCCTTGCCGAAAACGGTAAAGAATCATCTATCGGCACGGGACTCATCAAACAATGGCTAGACAACCCCTCAATGTGTGACTTCTATATAATCATCCAAAATCTACAGAGAATGGAGCGTGAAGGACAAATAAGGGTGATGTCTCATGAAAACTACTTTGTGTATGTTTTTCTGCTAATGAACCTGACAAAATCCGATGCAGATTCAGTTCGCCTATATATCCAAGACCCGACACTGTTCGAAGAATGTAAAAAGCTGATTGCCGAAATTAAAAAAGGCGGCATCAACCAGCCCGGCAGATTCCTGCTCAAAAAGTTGAGAGAATGTCAAATGAGTATTAATAAACAAAATCTAAAATGAAATTAGTTCATGGCAGTTTATTCAGCGGCTTTGATGCCCCTAGCGTTGCAGCTTCATGGATGGGCTGGAAAAATGCCTTTCACTGTGAGATAAACCCTTTTTGCAATGATATACTAAAATATTGGTTCCCCAATTCTGAACATTATGAAGATATTACAAAAACAGACTTTAGTCAATGGAGAGGAAGAATTGACATCCTCACAGGCGGATTTCCTTGCCAGCCTTTCTCCCTCGCAGGTCAGAGAAAGGGAGCGGATGATAACCGTTACCTCTGGCCGCACATGCTCCGTGCTATACGAGAAATCCGACCCGCTTGGGTTATTGGTGAAAACGTTGCTGGAATCCTCACAATGGTTCAGCCCGGCAAGGAGACTGAAGTGGGAAGCCAAACCTCTCTTTTCGGAGAAGATAACCGAAAAAGAATATTGCTACGACAAGAGTATGTCGTCGAAACCATCTGTAAAGACCTTGAACGAGAAAGATATTCCGTCCAACCGTTGCTTATTCCGGCTTGTGCCGTTGGAGCGCCCCACAGAAGAGACAGGGTGTGGTTTGTTGCACGACTTATTACCGACACCGCGTGCCGTGGAAGTGGTGGAACACCCCATGAAAGCTGCTGCGAGAACGAAAGACAGAACGGGTACAAAACTCAACAACCTTTCGTCAGGGGCTGCGTTCGGGCTTCTTCCCACTCCGATGGCGAGCGATGCAACAACCGGAGTGATAATTGGAAAGAACGACCGATTTGTTACGACCAGAAACGGTACTCCGAGGAAAATCAATCAGAACGGACAGAACGGAAGCGTAGGACTTGCGAGAATGGTTCGGTTGCTTCCGACTTCCAATGCTCGGGAAGCGGACAAATACAGCAAAAAATACAATCCAAACAGTCAGATGGGAACAGCTTTGACCGCAATGGCAGTGAATGGGATGTTACCTACTCCGATACGCCGAGATTATCAGCCCTCCGTCTCCCCTCAAACACTGAAACGGAAGGATGGAAAGATGAGAACGGACAGCCTCTGCAATCTTCCAGTAATGCTAGGGGAACATTGCTTACAGACTGGTGGCAGAACTTCCCAACTCAATCCCCTGTTTGTCGAGGAAATGATGGGGTTCCCTTTAATGTGGACAACCTTACCATTCCTTTCACAAAATGGAGACAGGAATCAATTAAAGGATATGGAAACGCCATAGTTCCACAGGTGATTCTTGAGATTTTTAAAGCAATAGAAGAAGTAGAACAATTAGAGTAAAACTTAGAATAGTAATGAGCAAAGAAAGGTTACAAGAGATAGCAAAGGAATTGGCAAATAATGCCAATATGCCGTACTGCTGGGAAGATGTCTACAATCGTTTGATTGGCGGTTATCCTCTTCCGTTTAAAGTAGAAGTCAAATAGAGTAAAACTAGAATAAATATGAGTGAGATTAACAAGAAGAACATTCCACCTAAATACAAAGTTCCATTGCAAGGAAAAATGAATAAAGGTGTGTTTGATTGCATTAATTCTGGCTGGGGTGGTAATTGTTCAAATCCAACTTCCCATAGACAAAATGAGTATTGTGTTGTTGAGGATATTATCGGTTTTGCAGAATCGCAATGGGGAACTATGGTAGTTTGGGAATGTAAAGGATGTGGTCAGAAACAATTCTTTCATTTACGTGAAAATGAGAATAATGGAATTGACTATGTGAAGATGTTCCATGATTGGAAAACAACAGGAAAATATTAACCATAAAGCAATTAACATGAAGATAATAGTAAGTTTTTCCGGTGGTAAGGATTCACAAGCCTGCCTAATCCAAGCCGCCAAACGATACGGAACCGATAAAATAGAAGCCGTTTTCTGTGATACAGGCTGGGAACATCCTGATACCTATCAACACATAACAGATACTTGTTCTCAAATGGGTGTTAAATTGACCACACTAAAATCAAAGTATGACTTTGTCTCTTTAGCAGTGTATAAGAAACGTTTCCCATCTACCAATGCTCGATTCTGTACTTCAGAACTAAAGATGAAACCTATGATTGACCATGTGCTTTCGCTTAATGAAAGCTGTATTATCATTCAAGGAATCAGAGCAGGTGAAAGTGCCACACGTGCTGCAATGGAGGATGAATGTATGTACTTCAAATCATATTTTCAACCTAACAGGAACGGGAAAAAAGAAACTTATCGGAGTAAAGAGGTTCGGGAATGGTGTTCAAAGTACGATGCTTCCGTTATCCGCCCAATTTTTCGTTGGACTTCACAGAATGTTATTGACTGTATTCTAAATGCTGGACAAAAGCCCAATCCACTTTATTACAAAGGATTTTCTAGAGTTGGTTGTTTTCCCTGTATCATGTGCCGAAAACGTGAAGTATTGCAATTAATGCAAGATGAACCGATGAAACAAAGACTGCTGGAAGCGGAACAACTCATGCGTGAAAAAACAGAACGTGGCTCTACTTTCTTTCCACCAACCTATATTCCAAGATATGCATGTACAAACCGACAATATCCAACGGTTGAAGATGTCTTCCGGTATGTGACTGATAAGAATGCTACGCTGGATGCTTTCGAGCCGGAAGGTGGTTACGCTTGCATGAGCATGTTTCATGGATTGTGTGAGTAATGGAGTTTAATTCAAAGAAGAATAGAAAGGAACTAAAGTATGAAAAGTCTAGGAACACCCCAGCATATCATGTGGCTTACTTACCTTGATTGTAAGAAGCGAACCAAGAAGGAAATAAAGTTCCCGAAAGAAACAAAAGGTATTTCGCATGATGAAGAACTAGTACACTTTATGCTAGAGAATAGCAGTATCACTGAAAGGCAAGGTGAGCGTTCTTATCATCGTGTGTATGATGCGATAGATGTTATATGTAAGCAACTTTGCCCCGGCCACTGGTGTACCCGCACGCATTGCAAAAATTACAGCCGTAGACACGCATACAATTGCAATAAGACACGCCCAACAGTCTGCAAGGAGTATAAGGTTTATATGGAGAAAAAGAAACTACGTGAAGAAAAAGAGAATGTCTAGCCTAAAATAAATAGGTATGAGTGGAAACAAAGATAAATTAATAGCTTTCAATTATTTCGGAGGTAAGTTTACCTGGTTAGAATATTTATATAAATATTTTCCAGATAACTTTACTCATTTAGTGGATCTCTTCGCTGGAAGTATGGTAGTATCTCTCAATTATAACGGTAAAGTGATTAAAACCGCCAATGAGTTAAATGCAGATATAACAAACTTCTTTGCAGTTTTAAGAGATCATGAACCAGAACTTATCAGGTTATTACTCTTAACCCCCTGTTCCGAACTTGAATACAAAAATTCATGGGAACCATCTGCAGATAAAATAGAGCAAGCCCGTAGGTTTTATGTTCGTGTCAGACAATCCTTCTTTGGTCTTGGAGCACAACGAAAAAATAAAGGATGGCACATGGCAAAGAAGCATGTTAATTGCCAAGGTGGGGAAACCGTATCTCGCTGGAACAATGCTATTGAAAAACTACATGAGGTAGCAGAAGTTATCAGATCCAACTTTCAAATTCTGAATTTAGATTATTCTGCTTGTATTGACAAGATCGACTTCCCCGGAGCTTTCTTTTATGTTGATCCACCTTACCCACTTGAATGCCGAGCTTCCTCGAAGGATTATAAGTTTGAATTTTCAAACGATCAACACCGAGAACTATCCAGACGGTTACATTCTATTAGAGGAAAGGCAATGATAAGTAGTTACGATTGCCCTCTTATGCAAGAATTGTATGGAGATTGGACTATGATAAAGTTTCCCAAAAAGAAAAACAATATTAGATCCGGTGAAGTACAAGAAGTGATTTGGATAAATTATAAACCAAGATCTACTCAAAGTATTTTTGAGTAGGTTCAAAACAATATAAGTATGAACAAAGAAGAAATCATACAGGCCATTAAAACCTTTAAGAAAGCCCTAAAAAAAGGTAGTCCTAAAACAGTATGGAAATCCAGTTGTTGGGACATTCACGAAAGGCTATACACTGTTGACGAGATAGCCGCCCGTTTTTTGCGGAGGAAAGGTTATAATGTACAAATTGACATATCCGATAATGCAGAATGCCCCTCTTATTCGTTCGGCTACATACGATTCTATCGTTATGTAAGAATCTGTTTTAACCAATATCAAAACTAAGACTAATTATGAAAGCAATAACAATAAAACAACCGTGGGCATCCTTAATAGTCCACGGTATTAAAAACATCGAGAACCGAACTTGGCCGTGTCCTAAGAAATACTTAGGACAGAGGGTACTGATTCATTCAAGCGGTAAACCTTTGAATTACGATAATTTCTATGATTCAATACTTACCAATGAGCAGTTATTGGCATTACCGGAAAACAAAGAGTGGAAAGATTTTAGTTTTTGTACAGGCTCCATTATCGGTAGCATTGAGATAGTGGATTGTGTACAGAATCATTCTTCTATCTGGGCCGAAAAAAAAGTTTATAACTGGGTGTTAGCTAATCCTATTATTTATGAAGAACCTATCGAAAATGTAAAAGGGAAACTATCTTTCTGGGACTATCCCGGTATCAAAGAAGTAAGTATTGAGTGTCCGGAATGTGGTAGTATAGAGATAGCAGTTGAAGATTATACAACAGCCCCTTTTCCAACTTATTTGCATAGGTGCAATAAGTGTGAACACGTAATTATGGAAAGTGAGTGGAATATAACAAGACAGAAATGAAAAAAATACTACTAGTATGTGTTATTCTTGCTCTAACAGGAGGATGTAGCACAAAGAAAGTCCCATATGTGACTTTCAAGAGAGAATATAAAGAAAACCGCTTTACAAAACAATTTCAGGAAGCAGATTCGATGTTTAAAGAACAATACAAATATAAGAAATAATGGATGCAAAAACACTCTTTACCAAAGTTGTCCAGATGCGCAAAGCACAAAAAGAATATTTCAAATGTCGTACTCAAGCTAATTTACGAATTTGCAAAGCACTCGAAGCCGAGATTGACCGGGAGATTGAACGTATTAATAGCATCATCCCTCCTCCCAAACAACCGGAACAAAAGAATTTATTCACAGATTAAAACCAATAGATTATGAATTCAACAGTATTAAAAGAAATCATTGCGTTCCTCTTCGGACGCAAATATTATGCCAATATTGTAGCTACCAAAGGTACAACCAAACAAGAAATCTGTTCTTACATTTTTGCAACAAAAGAAGCCGCTAACCGGCATCGATTGGAAATCGAAACAACCTTATCGTTTACTTTTGTCGAAACAGTTACCTTTCGTTCTCGTCGAGTACATCTCAATGCGTCAGTAAAAAGTTAAACTACAAAAGCTAATCATTCATCATACTTTCGTACTATGATTATCAGTAAGTTAAAATTATGGTGGCAATCACTTCTGTATTATGTGATTGCCGACCCTGCCGACAACTCTATAACGCTTTCCAAACGCTTGTTCTTGCATATCAAGAATAATGCCAGGAAGAGCGATGCAGCACGTATATTCGTTTTCCGTATTTCTGGAGACGATACATTCGGATTCATAATCAATCCAGTTATTGAACAAGCAACCCAAATGTGTGATATTCAATACAACGACAAGTATAAATGTATAGGATTTGAAACGCTCTGTCCATCAGTCGGCCGCATCCTTTATGAATATGGACTATCCGATAACTGTCGAGTAAAATTGTCCGTATCAGTTCAGAAAACTCCACAAGGAAAAACTTATTATAAATTCGACAAGCCAAATGCAAAGTATATTAGGAAACACCCGAAAAGCTGATATCACCTTTTACGCATCAGGAAGGATAGATATTAGTGCTCGCGTCGCAAAACATCTCCAGCTCTCACGCGGAGATGTTTTGGACATAATGATTGACCAAGATGAATTTTACCTTTACGTTAGACTTCGTTCACCAAACGGAAGGCATGAAGCAATGGTATTCCCAACAAATAAGGCAGGAAATCATTTCAGAACTTCATCAAGCAGACTTTGTACAGCAATTCTCCAAGAATGCAAAACAACAGATAAAGCAAAATTATGTGTAGGAGAACCAACGGAAAACGAATACGGTAAACTATTACCAATTATCACTAAATACCTTTTGTAATATGATAAAAGAGATTAAGTACAATGGATATTCTGCCAATCCATCAGATTACGAATGTGCAGATGGTGACTTGTCAGTTGCAATGAATCTTATTCCTGAAGATGGAGTATTAAAAGGCATTCAAAAGCCTCAATGTTTATTCACTCTCCCACAAGGAAAAAAGGTGATATACATACACAATATATCGGTATATAAACATTACATAATCTACGATACAGAATCCAACGCCTTACAATGGTTATCCTCTAATGACACTGATAAACAGCCCGAAGATATAGTATCTATCTCTGGAGAACTCTATCAGGTAACATCACTTGGAAACACATTAATCATACTCACATCCGAGGGCATAATTTATGCCCTCTACAAGTCCGGAACCTACGTACTCATGGGAAGTAATCCGGTATTTCCATCGCTCTCCTTCCGACTAAAAGCATCTATGGGAAACTCTGATATGTTATCTGCTAGTTTCCCCGGTTTTAGTATGGGGGGAATTATGGGACAGTATCTTCTCTCACCAGAAGCTAGCCAAGCTGTAAGAGACACCGTTCTGGCATATACCAATAAATATACCGCCGATGCAAAAACAGCAGGGTCATTTCAATATCCGTTCATGATAAGATATGCTTACCGTATGTACGACGGAACACTCAACTACATTTCACCTCCAGTTAAAATCTACCCGTCATACGGTATACCTTATCTCATACATTATACAGGTTATGAAATGAATAATGGTCTATACACCAAATTCAATATGGTCGTATCATATGTTGCATCAAAATTATATTATGAGATAACAAACATTGATGAAGTAAAAGAATCCATATCCGAATGGGGAGAATTAGTTAGAAGTATTGATATATTCATCACTCCCCCACTCTATACAGTCGATCAGGATAATATGTGTAAATCAATATCTCCATACGGATTTTTGGGACCTTTGGGCGGTTCTGGTGCATTTTTAGAGTATTGCGCTAATTCCGGAAATGAAAATGTTAACGGGAAATTAATATATCGGCTTCACAACGCACGTGAATCAATCAATACCGACTCTTTATTTTTTGGAATGTCAGGTAAATCACTTGTAGATGATGACTCTTCATTACCTTTCTACCTTATCTCTTCCATTGACGTAAAAAAAATACAATCAGGAGAGAACATTGTTTCTATTGAAAATGGGGCTCTCAATTCACTTGAGGCAAAAGAAGTAATGGATGGTGACAGCAATTTAATGGGAACAATTGTCGCAAAACATGCATTTCCATACAACGCACGTCTAAATCTGACCGGAGTAACTATTATCCCTCCGACATTCCCACTTGAATCTTGTTTTCAATATGCTAATGGAGAGTATGATAACGAAACTAAAAAAGCCGTTGAGAAAACATATTCTTATAAAGCATACATCTTCATTGAAGCCGAGAAACGAAAAGTTATGGTACAGTTTCTTTCCGGTATACCAATGAATATAGTTAATTCATACTTCTTTTATCCCAATATCAATGCAAAAGAGCTTATTATTGAGCGTATAGATAACAATGGAGTAAAATCCTATTCATATAGCAAATTACATAAACATGAAATACTTAACGGAGTATACGGAAGTATCAACACAAGTTTCTCTAGTACCCCCGATATGAGCCTCATTACTGATACAGAAATCGGAATCCCATATCTAAATAAAATATATACTTCTGATGTAAACGATCCTTTTTCATTTCCCGCTCTCGGAGTCTGCACTGTTGGAACAGGTACAATCATTGGACTCAGTTCAGCCGCAAAGGCTTTATCACAAGGCCAATTTGGTCAATTTCCTCTTTACTGTTTCTCTACTGATGGAATTTGGGCCCTCGAGGTTTCTTCTACCGGTTCCTACTCTGCCCGCCAGCCTATCACACGTGATGTGTGTATTAATTCCGATAGTATAACCCAGATTGATAATGCTGTACTATTTGCGACTGACCGTGGTATTATGCTTATTAGCGGTTCTACAAGCCAATGTATTTCGGATATTTTGGACAGTGAATTGGCTTTCTCTATCAATTCTTTACCCCATTTGAATAAATTGGTTAATAATACAAGATTTAATTCAACAGAGTTTCAATTTCTAACTTTCCGCGAATTTCTAAAAACATGTAGGATGATTTACGACTATATACACCAACGTATCATCATTCACAACCCATCATGTACCTATGCCTACTTATATTCAATGGATAGTAAGCAATGGGGAATGATGCATAGTAACATCATGAGTGGTTTAAACTCCTATCCTGATGCACTCGCTATGACTTCAGATAATGATCTCGTTAATTTCTCACAGCCTGATAACACAATAGAACCTATTACTGCATTGGCTGTCACTCGTCCGTTCAAAATAGATGATCCAAACATGTTCAAAACAATAGACACCATCATACAACGCGGATATTTCAAGAGTAGCCATGTCTCACAAGTTCTGTATGGCTCAAATAATTTATTCAACTGGCATGCAGTATGGAGTAGTACCGATAAATATATGCGAGGTTTCCATGGCACACCATACAAAGCATTCCGACTTGTACTAATATGCAAACTAGACAAATCTGAAAGTTTGTTGGGGTTTACCGTCCAATTCACCCCCCGTATGCTTAATAAACCAAGATAACTTACATAGGTTAGTTTTTTCATATTAAGGTTAAGAAAGATTGTTAGCAAAAGAGCCGGAATGCGTGATGCACTCCGGCTCTTCCTTTTATCAGAAAGGTTTCAACTTTCGTTTTATTTTGCCTTTTCTCGACATTAGCGATGTCTGTATCTTAGCTCTGATACTCATTATCTTCTCCTCCCAATTAGCCTTACTACTTGGATTCGTTATACTCATCCAATCTGCAAGTACCTTACAGATAAGATACTCGTGTATCAGATGTTTTAGTAGCTTCACCGTAGATAAAGAAAAATCTTCCGGTAAAGTGAGTACAATATGATATTCTTCGGGAGCTACAAGAATATCATCAAGAGCTTCCTGTTCGTCCGAGATTTCCTCTTTGGTATATGGATATAGCATTTCCACACATTCTGCATGGGTAAGATTGAGTACACGTGTAACCCGGTTCACATTACCACTTTGTCCAATGTCAAACACCTGATGCCGGGCATGTTCATTCTCCGTTTCCATAATATCACCTTCCACAAAGGAGTAGTTCTCTACGTCATAGAGTAACTCTGAACGTTTGAATGTCAGCGTTACTGTTTTTGTCTGCTGGAGTTTCTTACAACAATATCCCATGAGAATACATTAAGAATAAGTCGGTCTTTCAGGTCGGCTACGTTTATAAAGCGCACGCTTTACATTCTCTAAACTTATCGCCGAATGCTGTACGTATGAAGCTGCATCTTCCGGGTTGGTAATGGCAAACCAATCTCCCAAAGCCATATCTACAAGGTAGGCATGAATACCATTACCCAACGCATCAGCCGAAGAGTTGTTGTAGTTACTCGGCAACTCGAATGCAAGTTCTAGTACACCATTATCATCAATTTCTTTTGCGATCAGATTGTTGCTTGTACTTTTGTCTTCTGAAAGATACTCTCCAAGCAGACTCTTCAAAGATGAAAATGCATTTGCCAATGAACGACGGATTTGGTAACTGTTTTCCTCATCATCACTCGCTTGCATATTAGAGGCAGCTTCGTAATTCTTTTTACCCTCTGCTTCACGCGCCTGCCCGGTCAAGTATGCCTTATTCTGAATATCGTAAACAAGCTCCTTAACCTGTTGGGTCACTGTCAATGTTTTCTTGTTTTCTGCCATAATAAATAAAGATTAAAAATAATTCAATTGTACGTAGGACGTATAGGACGTTTTTTAAAAAATGCCTTACGCATGACATCCTCCATATAGGTAGCCGCTTCCGTTGCATATCCGGTTGCTTCTTCTTTATTGGTAAATGTGTACCACTTTGCCGTAATATTCATAACAAAAAACGAGAACAGACTACGTTCCATACTTTCTGTTAAAGCTTCATCAAACGAACTTGATAACCCCAACGAAAGCTGATATATCCCCTCTCTTTCGACTTCGTTAAGAAGTATTTTTTTCAAGCTATTACAAGCAGTGTTTTTGCTTTCATTCCAGAAACGCTCCAACATACTCTTATCCTCATCCGTTGTGAAAATACGGTTGTATGCGAGTTCGTCGTTCATTTTAGCCCCGGTATAAGATGTGGTCTGTGCCACTTCTTCATATACACTTTCTTTATTGACGGTTAAAGCAATATCTGTCATAATCAGAGATTAAATAAGTTATACGATAAACCTACACTAAGACATGGGGTAAACCGAGGTGCCCCTCTTAATGTTACCCCATACCCAACTTGCAAACTGATACCAAGCCGTTTTCTCTTGGGTTTAGGGTAATTACCGGTTATGGTTAGTACATCATGTTGAGAAAAGAGTATCAAACTATCAAGTTGAGGGTTAAAACCACTTACATACGCCCGATATTTATCCGTCTCGTACATCTTCTGCATAATAGGTATTTCAACTTCAACACTATCTGTTTCCCCATTTGACAACTTGGTCGTATCTGTTACTGTCGGTTCTATACTATCCCGTTTTGCAGTGGGAAGCACCTGCGTGATGTAGTTAATAACAGTACTATCCCTCGGCACAGGCTTGTAGTACGGTATGGTATCGACAAAGGTTATTTTTGTGGTATCATTTATCGGTAACTTTTTATTCGATGCACAAAAACGCACATTGAAAAGCAGCGATACGATAAACAATACCACAAATAATATTGCTGCAATATCCTTAAGTCGCTTTACCATATTTCTGAACGTATCTGATTATTGCATCTACATGCGTTTTAATGATGGCTTGCTTCCCCTTATCGGAATATAGGTAATCAACATCTTCCTTATTGTCTTGGAAGAAATTTTCCGTAAGAACAGCCGGACATTTGGTTTTCACCAAAATGTAGAAGTTCTCTTCCCAATCTGGATCTCCATCCGAATTATCCCTACGGATTTTTTGTCCGGCAAAATTCTGTTCGGCTTCCTCGTATAACATAGTGGCCAATTCATCCGATTTTGTTTTACCTTTTGAAGTATATGCCGACCAACCTCTTGCACTCATCCATTCGCCATTTCCCGCAGCATTGCAATGAATAGAAACAAGCAATACATTTGTTGCCCCATACCGTGCACAAATCTCATTCACACGTCTTGCCCGTTCTGCCAATGGCACGTCTATTGTCTCATGTACAATACGCTCTACATCATATCCTTTCGCGCGCAAAGCTCGTTCCACAGATTCTGCGATCTCGCGTGCATAAAGGTATTCTCGTAATTTCCCATCAGGAGAACGTTTGCCCGGTGTATTTTCCCCGTGTCCATTATCTATTAATATTTTCATAATTAACTATTTAAACGTTGATAGAAATCTGTCTTTATATTGTCGTATGCAAGTTTCACATTGGTATAAGCACGTGCATTGTTTTCACCATCTTCATTGTAAATTTCACCTTCAACTACACTCACAACATCTTCCACCCAATTCTCATTACAATATTCCGACAAAGGTTTTCCATGATATATAAAAGGGTCAAAGCGGCTCTTTCGATCATCATGAATTACTTGTAACGACTTTCGTATCTTATTTACTGTTGCTTCACGATCAGCTATGTGATTCTCTATTCGAACCCGCTTTATCAACCTACAAACCTGTTCGATACTAAGATCAAAAGCGAAACCCGTCAAGTTCCGAATACGCAACAAGGTTTCAGGTTGAAGTCTTTCCATTAAGTTTCGTTGCAAACTCACATTGTTTTGTACTGTATCAAGCAATTGATTCAAACACTCCTGTTGTTCTAGAAGGCGGTTTATCATACTCTTAAACCATTTGAATAGTGCTATCATCATAGCTGCTGAAAGCAAAAGAAAAAATGCAGCACTCACAGCCATCATGCCATAGTCACTAATGCCTTTAGCCACCTCCGTTACATGTTGCACTTCCGTCATACGATAGTTCTCACTAATTGTCCTACACACGTTCCGGCCACTGTTAAGCCGAAATCTATCCAGTCCCAATTGCCACCATATGCCTTGTCTTTATACTCCAAAGCACCTGCAGTAAGTACACCTGCATAGGTTGCAGAAAACCAATCAAACGCACAAATACCGATACCAAATCCCCCAACAAGATGTTTCCACCTGTTGCTTTGTGCAAGCCATTCAATCAATTTTTTCTTCATTCTTGTCTATTTTATATTAAACACTGTCCAATCTACACTGTCTTTTTCTTTCCAACCATTTTGAACAGTTTCTATCACATACAGGCTCATTGCCTGGGAGAATGAGATAAATTCATCTACATTCTCGAAGGTGTAGTAGATGGGAGTACCATCTTCCTGTTCATTGATTTTTAGGGTAAGTGGATATAGAATATTTTTGTTACGTTCTATAGCAGCAAAATTCAATTGATTTTCAGCAGATAGGTATATCGGCTTTTCATTCCATATAAAGCCGTTCACGATCTTCTCCTGCGTGGCAGTATTTATAGTAGAGATAATAAGTTCCTTAACCTCGGAAAGTGTTGGACTGTGGTCAAATGTATGTCGGTACTCCCAACCTCTTTCACTTGCCTCATCATCCTTTCCAAAGCCATAAAATAATGTCCATTTGGTTCGGCCTGTATGTATAAGCCCATCCTGCCGCTGCTTCGTGCCGTAAATCTTTTCCATCTTTATGAATTTTGATTTTCAACAAAAGTAGCGGATGAGATGCGGATTCGTATGTTATCTTTTACCTGTTAGGTGAAATTATATTTTCGTTTACCTCCGTCAAAAACTTCACCTTTAATTATTGTCTCAAACGGAAAACCATCCTCAATGTCACTGACTTGATCTAAAATTCCCTTCATTTCCGCTGAAGCCGTAAAGAACTTTCCCCATTCTTGTTTAGCAGGATTACGAAATGATACCAAATATCTGTTCTCACCTTCCTTGGTGTCAATACCAGTTTCAAAATCATGTATTTCAATAGGAATGTTTACTATATCACTCAATCGTGTTACTTTACCTGGAAAGCGTTTCTTTCCGTCAGCTGGGGTGTATGTTACACCCATTTCTGAAAATTTCTTCATATTCTTTTTTGTAAGTATATAAAATAGATGCTTGCAATCGGCATGGCAAGCCATACCCTTAAATGATCCAATTATTTGTTGTCTACGCTTTCGGGATTTCAACTTAGACAGTTTTCTAGCAGCATTTACTTTTATCCGTTTCCTTAACAGAGTATGGCTACCATAATTTACATACCCAAGAGCATCCATACCAGCAGATATAGGGGCAACTCTCTCACTTGATTTTATCGTAAGCCCCATCTTATCTGCTTCGATGTGCAAGCAGTCACGTAACCTCCACAACTCGCGTTTACTTTCTCCAAGAATAAAAATGTCATCGCAGAATCGAAAGTAATATCTTGCTCCATGCACATCAATCATCCGGTGGTCAATATCATTGTGATAAAGATTACCGAGGAATTGAGACGATCGCAATCCCTTACTGATACCACATTCTCCATCAGGATAGAGTGCCTTCACAAAATTTTCAAGAATGGGCAAAAGAAGAGGATCGCCTACATATCTTTTAATAATAGAAATTAAAGTTTCGTGATTAATACTGTCATAATATCCTTTGTAGTCGCTTTGATAGTAATATTTGAGATTAGGATTTTCTGCCATTGCAGCTTGTATCTGATGAAACAACCCATGCGGTCCACGTCCTTGTATGGAAGCAGCGGTAGTTTCTATCAATAAAGAAGAAAGTCGATTTTCCAACGGTTCCATAATAGCATTACTCCCAATGCGTTCTATGACCGAAGGAGCTTGTACTGTTCTTACTTTCGGGCCGTCTTCAGTAAGAAATGATTTAAGGTTCTTGATACGGAATGTACCATTACCAATTTGGTTTTTCAACGTTTCAAATATTTTTCCTTTATTTGTCACATAACGAATCATTCTTGGAGAACATTCGATACCGTCTATGATAGTTCTCGGCATAGACCTGTTCCCATTTCGAGCATCTGCATTTCGTAGATTCGCCATGACACGCTTAAATGAGCGTTCCAAATTTTCGTCTGATATAATTTCCGGTATAAGGTTATATAACGGATAACTGACCAGAGGTATATTTCCGGTCAGTTTAAATAAATCATCAATTTTACAGACCGCCTTCCGGTCTCGTGGGGAGAAGTCAAGCCACTCCCCACATATGGTTAATGTTATGTTCCGGCTTTCCATAAAATATATATATTATATTATTATGCTGTTGCCGAGGTTCTAATCCCTCGGAGAATATCGGTGGTAATCTCGTACCTTATATAGAGTCTCCGATTAGTTTAACCAACAGAATTTCAGCCGCGCCCCGTAGTTCGTGTTCGAGTTCGAAGATGCATTGTTCGCGTTCGCATAAGCGAGACCGCTGTTCGCATTCGAGTTGTTGCCAGACCGCAAAACACAACGGCGCGTGGGATTGTCCACCTTACTATGTTTTAAAGAGTTATACTTCCAAAACCTGCAATACTTAAAGAGGCCTCCATCCCCATTGCTCTGAATACACGCGCAACAGTCGAAAGTGTCAGATTCCTACCACTTTCTATTTTCGACACCTGTGCACGCTGAACACCAATCTTCTGGGCTAGCTCCTCCTGTGTCATATTTTGGGATTTCCGGGCTTTCTTAATAGCCTCACCGATAAGGAACGACTGCAATTCAGCCTCATATTTATCCCTATGTGGTGTCCCGACTTTCCCAATGTGCTTATCCTTAACTTCATCAAGGGTATAAAATTTAATCGTTTCCATATCACTATTTTTTTGAGTTGAAATACAATTTTCTAATAGCTTCCGCTTTGTTAATCTCTTTACTTGGGGTCTTTTGTGTCTTTTTGACGAATCCGTGCGTAGCAATAACCAATGTTTCCGCATCAGTATCCCAAAAAGCCAACAAACGATATTGAATACCTTTATAAAGAGTGCGGAACTCCCAAATATCCGTACCATCCAATTTTTTAAAAAGGTCTTTATCCATATATCCATTGGCAACCTTATCTACATTATAAACAATCTTGTCTTTAATGTCTTGGCGCAAAGTATCAAGAAAGGCATCTACCTCGCTTGACATTATCACTTTGAATCTTGCTTTCAATTCCAT